GCTCACGTCCATCCCGCCCGACCTGTCGCCCGACATCTGGTGCCAAGCCTGCCACACGTCCACTAGGTCCGGGTCCACGTCCGGCCATTCCACAACGAAGCCCGGTGGGTCGCCCGCTTCTATCTTCGCTTGCACCCACGGCTCCTCCCGCATTGCCCCGTAGTCGGCTACCCATCTGAGGCAGTTGGTGAGTTTCCCGAGGCTTCCCCGATGGCTTGGTCCCGGTACGCCTCCGCGTCGTCTGCGTAAATCCTCACAATACTGAGCAGGTCCGAGTAGTTCGGGTCGCCCAATAATTCCATCGCCGCCTCTGTCGAATACGTCACCTTCTTGCCGTCTAGCGTGACCGTGTGAGCTCGTAGCTTGCCGCCCACCGTCTCGCGCCAATCAATCAGCACCGTCTCGGCCAAGACCTTTGCGAATATTTCGTCCTGCTTTTTCGCCGGTAACATATCCAGCGCGGGGCCTTTGTACCGACCTGCGTATTTCTTAAATGCTGCCTTGCAGGCCGGGTTGTTCATCCGAGCAATCAGAAACTCCGTGCCCTCACCGATTGGTTGCCATACACCATCGGCCTGTTTCTCGGGGTCCGTCTTAAATTGCTTCAAGTCCATTTCAGAATCCCTCTTTATGGAACGCGCGTGATGTTTACTGTGTCGCCTGTTACGGCGTCCTTAACTCCCGTCCACGGGAACTGCGCGAAGATGTCACCGTTGACGCCCTCAAGGTTGATCGTCGGGACACCCCACCGCGCCTTCGGTACGGTAATCGTGTATGACTTCGACGCGCTATCTGTGACAACCGCTTCCAGCTCTGTCTTGGTTTCCGCGACATATTTGTCGTAGAGTGTCCGGTTGGCGAAATACAACTCAAGCACGCCGCTTGCCCTGAAACCGCCGTACCCGAATCCAATCGGTGCCGATGAGCCGAGAGCCATCTGCCGACGTAGGTTGTTGCCGAGGTTGACCGTCAGGCTGCGTACATCGCCGGGGCTAACCGTGGCTTCGGTTACTGCCACCTGCTCGGAAGCCATCGGCTCCGTAACGCCCGCAGCCGTGTATGAGCCAGACCCCGCCGTAGCAGCCGCGCCGATGGAGTGCTTGCCCATGATGCCGAGCGCATAGCTGATGACGCCCGCAACAGGGAACGTCAGCGCGAGCGTGTCGAGTCTGCACGCCTTGTATGTCAGGAAGTGGTCCGTGCCGTCTACGTCGATTTTCTTCTCGAACGTGTACGACTTTTTCGTGGTTGCGTTCTCCAGCACGTTCGTGGTCCAAGTATCAGCCATGACGCCCTCAAGCAGCGTGTCCAGCGTACCGGAAGACATTTCGCCAGAGATGTCGCCTTGGCTGAAGCGCCCCGTCATAATCACGTCACGAAGCTGTCTATCGGAAAGGATCTCAGCCGATTCCGCGCTCTCCTCTTGGTCCTGTAGGCTCTCGCCCGTGATGCGTAGTGTCTGAAGTGCGCTGGATGGCGTGGTGCCCCAGGTCACTTCTTCGATGAATCCTACCGCTGCGGCATTGGAATCAGCCATCGTACCCTCCTTTAAGTGAAAACAGTGTCCCGAACAAAGGGCACCAGTACATCCTTCTTATACCATCCATCTCGTGGTCCCACGTTAACCATCGAGGGCTCACCGAAGCGAAGCCCCTGCTGGCTTGTTACATCCCTAAATACAATAGCCGCGAGGTCAGCATAATCATCCAAAGCGCCCTCACCGATATTCATCGGGACGAATATCTCTATGATAACCGTGCCGTCTATCCGGCGAAGGTTGGCACCCGGCGCGCCCACGCTTGCAATCTCAGCGACCGGGAAGTGGTCTACGCTGAAGCGCACCCAAGCGGCATCGGTCGGCGTGAAGTTTGAGTTGCCCCAAGCGACAGGCGTCCGAGCGGCTGACGGTGAGCCGTCTACCCAAAGTGTATTGAACCGACCACGCAAGAAATCACCCTCGGGGCCGAAGCCTTGCAAGTATGCCATTAGCCGAACTTCCCGAACCGACTTTCTAGCCGGTTAACGGTCTGCTCTACCATATGCACAGCGGGCACCTTGGGCGTACCATCGTTTACGAAGACCGCATACTCAAGGCCGTCGTGGAGCCATACGGGCTCAAATGGGCGTTTCTTGGCCCCAGCAATCACAGCAGCACCCTTGGCAATCGTCGGCCCACCAGACTTGTCGGTGGCCTCGATTTCGCCGTCTGCGGGTGTGCCGATGGTCGTCTGCCAGTTCCCGCGAAGGCGTCCGGTATCTACAGGCGTGAGTAGCACGACACCGCGCAGGGCTTCCAGCGCGATAGCGTCACGGAAATTGCCCACGGCCTCGGGTACGTTCTTCTTGGCGAACGCCTCAAGACCTAGCGTGAACTCGCGGATATTAGAACTCATCGGCGCACCTGCACTGTCCATGTCGCTGTCGCCGGGTCCGTCTGCACCCCGCTGGATACGGTGCCGTCGTTTACTATCTGCCACACGAGCGAATCCATGACAATGCTATCAGTCTCGGGGGCTGGCGTGACCGCGATGTCAGCGGCAGCGCCTAGCAACCTACGATCCCCGCGCATGATGCTCGACCCATTCACTAGGCCGTCCGTGTAATGGCTCACAACCACCGTCCACGAGTAGTCCGTGTTGGTCGGCGTGCTCACGCCCGTAGCTGGGTCATATACGGAAGACGCGCGGCGTAGCGTGACGGCCTTAGTAGCCCCCAACGACCCAGCGGCCTTTATCGCAGACTGAGCAGCCTTGAGCAGCGGGGAGCCCATTACTTGTCCTCGGTGTCCTTACGGCGGGGCTTCCGCTTATGCTCTACGACGGGCACGGGCGTTTCGGTTTCGGCTTCCAACGCTTCCGCTTCCCGCTTCCTGCGTCTAATCAAAAGCTCTGTACTAACACCCATTTGGTTTCTCCTTAGCTGCGGCTGACGCGGAACGACATCGTGCCCGCACCGGATAGTACAGGGCGAAGTAGCCGGACAACGTGGTCCGGTAGATCCCCGGCGCTGAAGCCGGGCACGGGCGTTACATCTAGCGGCCCGACCTTCACGTTACGGAAACCTTTGAGGCCGGTATCGGCTAGGGTGTCCGTCGTGCCTTCGTTGAGATAATGAAGCGCGAGCTCCATCGTGGCGCGCTGTACGATTAGCGGAATCTCCGCATCATCGAACGCCCAGCCAGCGTCGTCGAACGTAGACCACCTGGGCCACTTGAGCGCCTGTGTGGTCGTATCTGCACCGACTTCTACATCGGTGAGCGGGTTGACGGGTTCGCCCTTGAACTCCTCGGCGTCGATGCGGCGTGTAGCCATAATCAGCGCACGTTCGGGGCCTCCAACAGCAGCAGTCACCGCCGTATCCCATGCGGTGACGTTCAGGCGTTCGTTTAGGTAGGTAGCAGTCGTCGCAACGGTGACGTAGCTGTTGGCGGTTGCCGCGCCTACCGTCGCAACTAAAGTCGGAGCCGCCATACTGTCCTCGGGTTGTGGGGGCGTGGGGTGGAGGCGTTATGCCCCCACCCCTAGCGTCCCGCTGGTTGGTTGGTTACCCGAGAATCCGTGCGGCTTGGTTCGCCCGCACCAGCTTCGCACCGTACAGGACATCATACGAATACGTTGTCTGCTTATACTGGCGACTGATCTCAAGCCGCATCGCGAGCCCGGTGATCGGGTCCGTGATACTGCGGAAGTTCGCGCCGACGCCATCCAACTGGCTCTCAGCAAGTGGGCGAGACGCGAGCGCGAACGCATCGCGGTGGAATGTGACGTTGGCTTGATGCGTAGCGGCCTTCGTCACCGTCGCTCCAACCGCGAAACTTGCAGCAGCGGCGGGGCTAAACGATACTGACAGCGTGGTGTTAGCTGCCGAGGCTACGGAAGCCGCTGCCGTCACGACATAAGTCTGCGCGGCAGATCCGACGGTGAACAAGTCCCCGACAACAAGCGTGCCGCCGAGCGTGTTAGTCGTGCTCGCAGCCGACCAGATCATAACATTGGCCGCAGCCGCCACACTCGCTTTGTTGACGATGGAGCCCACGCCGGTCACAGCATATGTGCCCGCCGTGTGGGTCTTGACGTTCTGGTTGAGGAACCAACGTGAACCGAGCTTCTCGCCAATTTGTCCACGGATAATCCCACCCTGGTCACCACGCGCGTCAGCACGAAGGAACACGTCGAGGATGAGCGCATTGGCTTCTGCATCGCTGTCCAGCACGACCGCACGGTCATCGAACGGGGCGAGGCTCTTGTTGAGCCATTTCCGCGCGTCCTTGAACGTGTTGAGGTTCGTTGCGAACGGCGTAGTGCCAGCCGTCCCGCCGTAGTTGTAAACGCCCGTGTAGAGCCCGAGGATGTAGGAGTCCACGCCGTTAGCGATGGCCTTTACTGCCTCTGCGGCCTGCATCGGGATCGTGCCGCTCATTACGCTGTCCACGTCCTTGTCGGACAACTGGAACGATGCTTCCTTCCACTGCGAAAGCGCGATCTGCACCTTCGTCGGGCTGAAGTCTTGGTTCGCGGCCTGGGCGGCTGCGGGCGTTACGTCACGCTGCGCGATAGCTGACGGGATGGGCACGTCGATAGTGTCGCCACGGTCGCGAGCCTCTGCGCCGATGCTCTTATTGACGAGACGCGGCATTACCGCCATCTCACGAAGGGTCGGAAGTCCGCCAACGAGTAGTTGGGGGACGATGTTAGAAATGGTGTTAGCCACGGTCGTTCTCCTTGGTGTTCCCCGTGGCTTATAAGCCGGGGGAGGTTGGGTACGCTTTAGTCAGTGACTTGGATTTGTCCGCTCTGGACGCCCGCCTTCAATTCGTCGGGTGGCATCCTCACAGAATCATCTAAGCTTATCCGCCTTGGCGTCCCGGCTCCCCCGTTTCGCGTACTCGCAGTGGCTCCCCCACCGCTCGCTCCGGTGCCCGCGAAGGCTCCGGCGAACTTTCCTGCCCCTTTCCAACCGCTGACTAGATGCTCGATACCCATGTAGTCGGTGGCTGTCTTTGCGTCTGGTGCGAGCCGTGGCTCACCCGCTTCGTCCAACACGACAGCGACGTGTTTGCCGTTTACTTCGATCAGCCGTGTATTCGCCTGGACATGGGG